GTACTGCTAAAGGTGAACCGTTGCCATCAAACATTTTTAAAATTGATTCTGCCATGATTTTATTGTTTTAAGTTAATTTTATTATAAATATTAGCCCATTCCGGAAGTTGCAACTGCTAATGATTTTCCTACTTTATTTCCATCTAAATAAACATTTCCTCCACTATTTACTGCCGATATTAATGATTTTAATAAATTATTTGTTTCCGTCATATTACCCCCTCCAAATCCCATTTCTCCAGCTTTACTTAAAGGAATAACAGCTTCTGCTTCTCCACCTTCTCCAATTAATGCAGGTGTTCCTTGAGGAGATGGTTCTATAATACCTCCATCTTTTAACCCAACTAATGATTTTAAATCATATTCAGGAACTTTAGGAATATCAACAAATGGAATTTTATTTGCTGCTTTTATTGCAAGATTAAGTGCTCCTATTACTAAATCTACTATAACTTGGAATGGAGTTAATACTATTCCAATAAATCCAGATGCTATATCTTTTAAACCACCCAATATATCTCCTTCAAATATTTTTTTAATACCCCCAAACGCCGTCATCATATTTCTTACTAGTCCTATAATTGTTCTAATTACTATTTGCATAGGTAGTAAATATATAGATACAATAGTCCCTAGTATTTCACCAATCGTGCTAAATATATTTCCCATTTCCGTTCCCTCAGGTAATAACTCTGTAATCATATCTCTTATGTCACCAAATAATTCTGCCATCATCATAGTTGGCGTCATTAGTGTTTCAATTATAGGTCCTAATGCACCTCCTATTATGTCAACTAATACTCCTATTATATCTGTTACAATTTTTAATTGAGGCATCATTGGTTTAATTGCTTTTTCAATTATACTCATTAATATATCCATGACAGGCATTAATGGTTCCACTAAACCAACAAATACATCTGTAAGTTTATCTCCTATGGCTGCCATTTTATCTGTTTGTGTAGCTGACTTCATTTGAGCTGCTAAGGCATTATCAATACCTTGTTCTTTCATTTTATCTGCAGCTTGTTGAGCTGACATTCCCTCATCTATTAATTTATTATAAGCTGCTTGGGCCTCTGATTGAGATTTATAAAGACCATTTGTTGATTTTTGCATTTTTTCCATGGCTGCTTGTTTACTTAACATTTCTGCCATCTGGTTTATGTTTAAACCAAAGGCTTTAGCCATAGCTTCTCTCTGCTTAACATTCATTGCCATGAATTCAGCTTCAGTTCCTACTTCTTTTCTTATTTCAACCGCTAATGCTGCTTGATCACCTGCTAATGCTGCTGCTCTGGCACCTTCTAAATTTAATTGTTTACCAGTCATTAATTCAGCTTCCATTTCAGCTGTAATAGATTCTTCAAAATCTAATAAACTATTTTGTACTCCTTCTAAATCTCCTGCTGCTAAACCTAATAATTTAGTTTGATATACTTGTTTTGATAATTCTTCAACACTTCCCTTAGCACTAAGACGTTGTGATGCTGATAGATTTCCAATTCCTTCTTGAATATCTTTTAAACTTAAATTTAATTTGTTTTGTTGATTTAACTGCGTAGTAACATCCGATGTAGCTTCAAGTTGTTCCATTATACTACCCTTACCTTTTATTGCATTTGTAGCAAAGAAACTCATTGATTGCTCTGATAGAGCTAATTTTTCAGACATGGTATTCATGTCAATAGCCATTTGAGCTGGGTATTGAGTACTAGTTCCCATTAATTTATTTAATGAGGATTGTGATTTTACTATATCTTTTGTAGATACTAATAAGTCACCAGATAGCATTGCAGTTGAATGTGCAGTACCTACTATTTTTACTCCTTCTGCAGCAGATAAACCTTGTGATTTTGCTATCTTTCCAGATTCACCATCAATTAATTTAAAAGCTTCTACTATTTTTTGTATAGCTAAAGCTATAAGAGCAGCTGGTCCTAAAGATTTCATTAAATTTTTACCTAATCCTTTTGCTAAATGAGAAGCAGCCTGCATTTTAGTAGCATTACCCCCTGAAGCCTTAACCATGTTTTTAGTAGATTTAAGAGCATCTCCAAGTCCTAACTTTTGTTCCATAGCACCCAATCCAGCTTTTTTCATTCCAGATGAAAGTCCATCAACTGCACTTCCTAAACCACCAGTAATCTTTTCTACATGCTGTTCATTTTTAACAACTTGTTCGAGAGTTTTGGACATATCCCCAAATAAACCATTATTATCAGCAAGAATACCATTTACATTTTGTAATGCTATATATTCTTTTGAAGATTCATCACCAATATTTTCATGAAGTTCAAGTAATCTTTTTGCTTCTACTAAATTTTTTCTTTCAGCTAAAGCTTTATCTTGAAGTTTTATTAAATCTGCCGAGTTAGCATTAAGAATATCGTCTTGAATATCCTTAACTGATCCCATTACATTCGTTAATGAACTTACTGCCTTTTTTGTTAAGTTAAATCCTTGCTTTTGTTTTGTTATCTCATCAGTAATTGAATTTAAACCTGAGAATATTTCATCAACTTCTTCTTTAACATTTCTAAATGAACCAAAAATTAAATCCGCTTCACTTCTAGCATCAGCAAGATATTCCTTTATTTCTTTGATTTGTTTTAAATCAACTTTTGAAGCATCTAAATTTTCAAATGGGTTTTGTTCACCTAATTTTTGATAAAGACCATTTAATTCTTTAAGATCTTTATTGATCTGACTGAATAATTTTGCATCTTTTTTTGGATCGATTCCCATGGAATTAATGTTTTGTTATAAATATCAGAAGACATCATTTTTTAGATGCCTTCGTAATATAACTTGGGGGTTTGATTTGTCTGCTAGAATCAGGAACCTTCCCTGGGTTGTTTAAATCAATATTAGTTCCCTTTTTACTTTTATTCGATGCTTTTCTATGTGCATCATTTTCCTTTTGTTTATACTCGGCTATTTGGTTAAATGTAAAATTTCTTAACCATATTGGCATATTGTAAACAGTATGCCAATCATAACCACCACCTCCATGATAAATTATTTCATGGATTTGTGTAAATAGTGATGATCTATAGCTTAGAGTCAGGCCAAAAAAAGTTGACGGTCATAGGTAAGGATACTTCCTCATCTATGCCGCCACTACTCTCAAAATTAAATTTCATATCAACGTCGGGTTGAAATGATTTAATATACTCTCTTAATGCTCTTGAATCTCTTGCTAAAAAATAATTATCGACAAAATCTCTAATATCCTTATTTTCTGTTTTACCATCTACGGATAATATCATATGTTTTAATCTAGTAGATAATTCAGGACTTGCTTTTTTATTTATTTTTTGTAATCCTCTTATTTCTGATTTAACCTTCTTATCATCATTACCTGTTAGTAATTTAAATTTAACAGATGATTTAGTTGAAGGGCAAGTAAATTCAAATTTATTTACTCCTGGTTCTATCATTGCATCTTCATTCAAATATGTTGATTTTAAAGTAGATAAATCTACAGTAACTTCTTCATCTTGATGTTTAAATGTATAATCAGCACCATAGCCTAAAATTCTAGCAGCTACCATAATAGCATTTTTATCACCTATAACCAAATCAAGGTAATTAATTTTAGAAACTATTAATGCTTTCATTAATCTATCTAATACTGTTCCGTCTTTAATGTAATTTTCATTAGTTAAAATATCTTCTTCCTTAGCAGTCATATATTTCATTTCAATTTTACCACTACTAAGTGGATTTCCTTCAGGATATATTAATCCTCTTGAAGGTAGTTCTACAGTTTCTGTAGGGAATTTAAATTCTTCGTTCATATCTTTTATTTTGTTATAACTTGATTTCGTGTATACATATTCAATATAAAAAAAAGCTTGACCGAAGCCAAGCTATTCTTTAAAATATGTAATTTTCTTTTTAGAAATTTAAAACGCAGTAATCCATTCCAATTGTCATGTCAATAGTATTTGCTGTTCCATCATCATCCCAATTCATATCACTAAATGAAGCATCTTTAATAAACGCACCTTTTATGATCCATTCAGATACTACATCACCTACTGGTCCTAATACATTAATAGTTAAATCTTTTTTATAGAAATCACTATATCCATCTCTACCAGTTACTGATTCATGGTGTAATCTTGTCCATTCCATCACTGCTTGCGCTCCTGAAGGAGTTATTGGATCAAATAATTGCATTGTTAGATCATTCCATCTTAATTTTCCTTTTACTTTTCTATAAGTATTTATATGATTAAGTACGATTTCATCTTGTGCAAAACCCATTCCACTAACACCCTTAATGATGTAAGCTGGGATTCCATCTACGTACATAATAAATCTGTTAGCAACTTTTGGTT